CAAACCCGAATCGATTGTTCCACTAACACCATATCTTTGTAATTCATTTAGGATACGTCTGAAGTCGGGAAAGAATCTCATTATGAGTTCTGCAATAACCTTATCATCATAAGTAACACCTTCAGTATCTAAGATGGTTTTAACTCTTTTCATAAACTGCTGTGCAAGTTTAGGTTTCTCTGCTGGAGTTATTTTGAAATCGATTACAGTTGTTCTTGAGTGTAATGCAGGTATGATTCTATTCTTGTAATTACAAGTAAATATAAATCTACAGTTTGCAGAGAACTCTTCTATGAATCCTCTTAATGCAGGTTGGACTGAATCTGCGGATATATAATCTGCTTCATCTAGGATAACAACCTTAGGGCCACCCTGTAGTGACATAGTAGATGCAAAGTTCTTTATCTTCGTTCTAAGCGTGTCTATGAGTCTACCCTCATCACTACCATTGATTACGATAAAGTCTGCACCTAACTCGTTGCAGAGTGCTTTAGCAATGGTTGTTTTACCACATCCTGCAGAACCACTAAGTAAGAGATTTGGAATCTCTCCCTGCTTTACGAATTCTGTGAATTGGTCTTTGTATTGTTGGGGTAGGATTGTATCTTCGATATTTTGTGGACGATACTTTTCCACATATAAAAATTCTTCTGTCATATTATCTCATTATAAAAAGGACAAAGAACCCCTCCGAACTTTGTAGTATGTCCCACCAGTAGAATGATGAGTTGGGACAATCCCGTGGGTTTCTGAAGACTAGATGAACCCACAAATCTATTTATGTCTTATGACCCGTATTTTGAATCGGGTTCTAATGCAATAAAGTACTCTAGAGCCATATCTGCATTATCAAAATGAGATATCCCTTTAGAAGATACTGATACATTATAGTTTCCTGTAAGGATTTTAAGATTTTCAATCTTGAAATTCATAGAATACTTAGTTCCATCACCTTCACCCACTACTCGTGAGAAAGTATTTGAAGCTGCATTCTTCTTGTCCTTAACAGTCAATGATACAGTTGTACCATCAGATTCAAGTACTAAGTCATTCACACCTAGAACACTTGATGCTTTTTGCAAGTCTGTTAACAAAGTTGATGTAACCTTGAATTCAATTTCTGCATCTGGCATTGTTATCATTTTATCGGGTGCAATGACCATACCTTCAGATGCATAATAGTATGCCATCTTTGAGTTTGGGTCTACAATTTCTAATGAAGAATCACCAAACTGAAAGTCGGGGTCTTCCATCAGAGAAGTTGCACCTAGGAATTCAGGCAGGTTGTATATTGAAAAGTTCTTTGGGAACTCCTCTGATACAGTTGCTACTGCAAGAATGTTTTTCATATTAGAAATAGTCTCTAACCTATTTCCTTCTTTTACTCTAATACCCGAGTTAATGGTTGAGAAGTTTTTTAAGACATCTCTCGTGTCGTTACTGATTTTCATCACTGGTTTTTCTCCGTTTTATCGTGGTTATTTAATGCAAGAAATCCGTAATGGATAACTTTCAGAAGGTCGGCACGATTTTTTCCACCCTTCTTCCCATACCTTTGGGCATACTTTAGTATATTACCTATACAAAATCCTTCGCCATGTCCTGCGTCCATAATGAATTCAGTTGCTTGATACTTGTTTAAACTGTAATGTTGGTCGTAAGTCGAGTCAACATAAGAAGTGAACTCCTTTAAGAGTTCACCTTCGTTATACTTGTAATCAATTGGTTTTGATTTATTAAATAATCCCATACTAGTCATTATACTCTGAAGAGGTTGATTCGTCAACAGGGTTTTCAGCATTTAAATCTACTCCAGCATCAATCTTGGAGTAGAGGTCGAGGATACTATTTCTAGTCTCTTCGTCAAATCTTGAAATACACATTGTGATTGACTTGAGTTTGTCACCAAACATTCTGAATGCATTGACAATGTGAACCAGTCTTCTAGTCGTAACAACATCATCAATCGCACCTTCGTAGAATGACTTTCTGATTATATCAGCCCAGTCAACTAGTTTTTCACAGAATTCGTTATCGACTTCTCCAGTCAATTCCATTTCCTTCTTAAGGATAGACCTTTCAGTTTTCACTGGTGGGTATTCCTGTTGCATGGTGATTGCAAATCTTTCCAACATTGCCTCATTCATGATTTGAGTTCCTATGAACTTTCCATCATCAGACCCTTGTCCTTTAGTGTTTGCAGTTGCAAGAACTGTGAAACCTTCTTTAGGTGAAACCCACTCACCAGTCTTTTTGATAAAGTATCCTTTACCTTCTAGAACTGATTGTAGACACATCAACTTGTTAGAACCTAAGTCCACTTCGTCAAGAAGTAACACGGCGCCTTTTCTCATTGCCTTGATAACTGGGCCTTCTCTGAAGATGACGTTACCATTCTGCAAAGTGTGACCACCCATTAGGTCGTCCTCATCAGTCTCGATAGTAATGTTAACTCTGTAACACTCTCTCTTTAACTGAGCACAAACTTGTTCAATCATTAATGTTTTACCATTACCACTCAACCCAGTCACAAAGATTGGGAAGAACATTTTGGACTTAATGATGTTCTTGACATCTTTAAAGTGACCAAAAGGAACATAGTTACTCATTTTTTCGGGAATGATTTTGACGTTGTCAAGTGAGTTGACAGCGGTTGTTTGAGCTGCAACTGGCATCTGATTTGATACACTTAGTGCAGGCACTGGTGCAGAGATTGGGGTTACATTACCCTCTTCACTGTATCCACCGTTGTAACCACTTACCACTGCATGTAGATTAAAGATACCATTATCTTTAAATCCATATCTAGAAGACTTAACCCAATATGGCATTCCACCAATATCTTGAAAGTCTTCCTTAACAAAGGATGTTTGGTTAGGATAGGTTTTCGTAAGGGTTTCTAAAAACTCCTTCCTATCGGGTGTGAAGTGGAAGTCCTTGCCATCAATAACAATTGACTCACTTCTATTATAGGTTCTTTGATTTTTCATATTTGTCTCCGTTAAAATCATTTATTTTCTCATCTTTATAAGTATAACAAAAAGTGAGGCCCGTTGTCAAGTCTATTTGCATACTTGCAATAATGTTTGTATTGAATTTTCGATTGGTTTCTCTTTAGGGTTACCATTCTTATCCATACTTAAGTGTCTCTCATAAACACTCTCACCATTGTTAGTCCAAACTCTGAATGCTTTACACTCCACGAATTCTTCTGCACATTGTTTTTGTCTAGGACAATCAAACTTCTCACAAGGTGATGGGCCGACATCCATAACTGCATCTGCAAATGCACTGTAATCTGTATTATGGTTTATGTAATATTGTTCGTCTACTCTAAGTGATTCCATTATACTAATTCTCCCATAACAAAGTTTAAGTCATATGACTTGTGAAGTAGTGTCACTTCAAATGTGTCTAGCACAAAGTCGTGTTCTACAAGATAAGGTGCTTCAATACCTTTGGTTTCTTTTAATAGGTCAATCCTATATGTGAAATCTCTATATTGATTTCTGTCTAATGTGAATGTTTCATTCATCATATCTTTACTTTCTATTTGCATTATGCAATCTCCTTTATAAATTCGTTAGTTAAAAATCTTGAAGTCGTTTTAGTTTTTTGGTTTCTTTTGAAAGCAGCCATTAGTGATGACTTCTTTGCACCAATGAACTTCTCGTCTAATTCGTCATCACCATCTACTGCAAGTGTTGAAGAAGCAGTCAAGAATAATTTGTTCCAACCGTGACACTTAACTGCAAGTCCTTCTTTTCTGATAGACTTCCAAGCAGTGTCATAGTCACCTAAGTTAAGTGAAGATTGAGGAAGACTGTATAAGTCTCTCTTCTTCTCGAAAACAAAGTATCCAGTAATAACCACACCAGTCTCTTTTGAAATCCAGTCCAGTAAGTTTTGAGTAGTTTCAAAACCATCTCTACCGTATGAAGATTGGTCGGAGTAAGTGTATAACTTCTTAGAGAATGGGTCTTGGAACTTTCTAATAGTTCTTACTCTTGACCATCTGTATCCATCTATTTCCATAGAATTTTCTTGTTCGTTTTGGTCTAGAGTCTCACTAGTCTGTTTATCAAATGCCTCTGACTGGTGAGAAATTCCATCAGTGATTACTGTAAGAATTGATTTCTCAACATTGTACATTTTGTTGAACTTAACAAGTTCGGTTCTCATTGCAACTAGTGAATGGTCAAGTGGTGTTCCACCCAGTCTATATCTCATAGGAACGGCACCTGTTTCTAAATTAACCCATCTGTCTATTTCGTGGTTATCAATACCATCGAACCATGCATTCCATTTTACTAGGAACTTCTCAAATCCTCTGTAAGAACCTTGATTTGCAAAGTAGTTATTCCACATACTTGAAACATTAATCAAGTTTTGATTGTAGTCTTTAGTAGACATCTCGTTTGAGAATATTTCTAATAAGGATGATTGTTCTAAATGTCTGAATGCATTATCCTTAACACTGTAGCAATCTGAAAAGAGATATACTCTGTGAGGTATTCCTGCTTTTCTGCAGAATTGCACTAGGATAAGTGTTTGTTCTAAAAGGTCACACACTTGTCCGTGGATTGAACCACTCCAATCAAGTAAAACATTGACACCGTGGTTTTGTCCATCGGGAATCATTGTAACCTTCTTAAATACATCATCAACAATCTGATACTTTGCAAGTTTGTTCATATCTAACTTACCAGTTTTACCAGTCATTGCTTTAGACGCCTGCAATGCAGTTTGCTTCATCTCAAATTCTTTTGCCATATGTTGGACAAGTTTAGAGTTTTTATCAGTCAAATTCTTTGCAGTTCTTTTTGCCCTTAGAGACATTTTTGCAGTTCTTTCCTCATTGTAACTTGAATATCTGTCATCTGCATCCTCTTCTTTATTCCAAAGTTCTGTATCCCAGTCTTGGATAATTGTTTTGTAACCAACTACCATATCCGAGTAGTTATTATTCTTATCATATTTTGATTTTAAATCAATCAGTGACACTATAGTGTTTTCGTCTGAAATGAATTGTTCTTCATTGTTATGAGCTGCATGTTCAGTGATAGACTCTCTAGCACCTTCTTCATCATCATACTCTGAAGACTCACCTTCACCACCGTCTTTACCAGTAGTCTTTACTTGTTTCTCTGACTCTTCTTTGATGTCTTCTTCTTCACCTTGACCATCAGTAGCACCTTCGTTTTCTTCTAAGTCGGGAAGGTTGTCTTCGTCTGAATCATCCCATCCGTCACTGTCTTCTTCTTCGTTACCTTCGTCATCTCCGTCTTCGTCACCTTCGTCACCGTAGTCTTCGTCTTCTTCTTCGTCACCAAGGTCAAGTGTTTGAGGAACTAATTTTTCGTCCTCTTCAGTTCTAGTTTCGTTTTCTTTAGAATACTCATAAATTGCAGTTGCACATATTACAACTTCATCCCAAGTCTCACATGCATTTGCCATGTCAAGGAATTCTTGTTCTACTTTAGTTAACTTGATTGCAACTCTTGAACCAACCTTAGTGATAAGATTGATTTTGTCAATCAATGAAAGTTCCTGTAGGTTTCTTTTTGAAATACCAAAGAAGTCGATTTCCATCAACTCGTTGTAAGCAGTGTAGAATGATTTTCTAAGACCTTGATATTTCTCTCTGATTTTTCTTTCAATCCTAACGTCTTCGACAACATTAAGATATCCTTTAAGTGTTTTGTTTTTTGTTAATGCACTATGCACACCTTCATATGGAGTGTGTAATGCATGACCAACTTCGTGACCCATGAACAAGTCGTATAACTCGTTTGAGATATCGTCTTTAAGAATAGGACAACATAGTATTCTATTCTTCATATCGAAGTATGCAGTAGGCACCTTCTTATGTACGATGGTTAAGTCTTCAGTTGCCATTAGTTTGGCAAGTTGGTCTTTTTGATTTCTGATTTTATGTGTCATATTTTTTTTATTTCCCGATTCAAACTATAGTATACTAAAAAGTGAGGCCCGTTGTCAAATTTATCTTTTGAGGGTAATGAATTTTCTCCTAGATTTGGAGAATTGTTTCATTGGGGACTTGAAGATTATCTCATCTTTAGTTCCAGTCTTGATGTATCCAACTAAGTGTCCAGCATCATTGACTATGTAAGTGTGATTGGATATATCCCAATCTGTAATCTCTTTAAGATATTTCATTAAGCAACCAACCTTGTGTATGGTTCATAACAACCACTCACACCTATTGCAGAGTTATCACAACCTCTTCCGTCCATCCATATCTCTAAGTTAATTGCATCATAACAATCTGAAGAGAATGTCTCACCCACGAATGTAGTGTCTA